TGGGTATTATTTTAATTTATTTTAATTTGCAAAAAGGGGGTGGGTTATGCCGTGGGTAGATATTGAGTGTGTCTGTGGGAAGCGGGAGAAGGTGTTCCATTATGATAGTAAGCCGAAATTTAACAAGCGGTATTGCTGTGAGTCTTGTCGGCAGTGGGCGTATAGGCAGACGGAAAAGGGAAAGGCTGCTACTGCTGAGTATAACAAGCGTTACAAGCGGCCAGAGAAGGAATACATTTGTTGGGAATGCAACGTGGTCTTTAAGTCTACGAGGAAGCGTGTTTTGTGTGACGAGCATAGTACGCAATATTACCGCAATCAGAGATTGAAAGCTAACCGTCCCGACATTGTGGCGGGGATAAGGCACAATGATAACCTGCATAAGAAAATAAAGCGTGGTACAATGCGGAAGCCGGTATGTTCTGAATGTGGTAGGGATAGCGATACGATTCACTTTCACCATCCAGACTATACTAAGCCTAAGCAGGTTGTAGCATTGTGTCCTGATTGCCATAACAGCAAGAAAGGGGTGTTTGATAATGTGGATAAATAAGATACATACTGGTGACTGTTTGGATTTATTGCGACAAATGGACACAAACAGTATTGATTGCTGTATAACAAGTCCGCCGTATTACAATTTGCGAGATTATTCGCATGATGGGCAGATAGGGCTGGAAAAAACGCCTGACGAGTACATTAAGAAACTTGTAGAAGTGTTTAGCCAGATTAAGCGCATATTAAAACCAGAAGGAACATTGTGGTTAAACTTAGGCGATAGTTATTCTGGTAGTGGCAGTCCCGGTTCGTGGACGGTTAATAAGCAGACAGAAACTTTTAGTGCGAAGTATCCTAATCGCAAAGTAACGGGACTAAAGCCGAAGGACTTAATAGGGATACCGTGGTTAGCTGCATTTGCTTTGCGACAAGACGGGTGGTATTTAAGACAAGATTGTATTTGGCATAAGCCTAATTGTATGCCAGCGAGCGTCAAGGATAGATGTACTACTGCGCATGAGTATATTTTTTTGCTATCCAAATCTCCGAAGTATTATTATAATTACGAAGCGATGCTTGAGGAAGCGACGGGGTATGATGGGCGCAAGGCTACGTTGATGAAGGGGGCGAAGAAGTATAAGGACTCCGGGCATACGCTGGCCGAGAGGGGGCATGAACGTTGGCGGTATAAGGGGCAAACGCCAGTCAGAAACAAGCGTAGCGTATGGAGTATAAACACGAAGCCTTTTGCTGGCGCACATTTTGCCACGTTTCCGGAAGAACTGGCGTTGCAATGCCTGACGGCTGGCTGTCCACCCGAAGGCACGGTAATAGACCCGTTTTCAGGTGCGGGGACAGTTGCTGTAGTAGCAAAGAAAACCGGGCGCCAATACATAGGTCTGGAATTGAACCCGGAGTATGTTGAGATTGCGAATAAACGATTAGATTTTCCGGTGCAAAGGAGGTTATTACAATGAATGCTAACGCACGTAAGAGAATGAAAAAGGTAGGCATACCGCAGATTAAAGACCCACAGATAAGCGGTGAGATGATGGACTTGGAAGTTCCGGGGATACCGTCGGAAGCGGAAGAAAGACTCCATGCTGCTGCACAGAGGGATGAGCGGTATTTGCGTAAAGTAGCGGCGATGAAAGCGCGCATAAAAGGCGAGCGTCGCCGTGGGATAGCTGAATATATAAGGAGTGTAACCGATGACGGAGCAGATTTAGTTATGTTTGCGGTAGAAGTTTTAAGAACAGACGAAGGCATAGTAGACGGCTGCGAAGTAGATTTAAAAGCCAAAATATGGGCAGTGGAGTATTTAACGGATAGGGCTTTCGGTAAGGCGGTAAACATGATTAAGGTGGACTCAACTATCCACAATGTTTCGGATGAGGAAATTATTAGGGAGATAAATCTTATCAAGGAAAGACTTGGCGAGAAGCCTATTGACGTGGAATGTAAACAATTAACCGAAGGGGAAAGCGATGGAGAACCGGACGAAGGAATTGGAGAGATTGAGGGACTTGCTGAAGGAGAAGGAGAGACGGGAGAAAACGAATCTAATAGCGAAGTATGAGCCGTATGACTTTCAGTTGCGATTTCATGCTGCCGGGTCGTGGGCGAGCCAGCGATTGCTTATTGCTGCGAACAGGGTGGGCAAAACCGAATCCGCTGCGGCTGAAACGACGTATCATTTAACCGGGCGTTATCCGGACTGGTGGGAAGGGAAGCGTTTTAGGAAGCCTGTCCTATGTTGGGCATGCGGGGCCAGCAATGAAAAGACACGGGATACCGTGCAAAAGAAATTATTTGGCGACCCAATGTCGGCTACAAGCTGGGGAACGGGTTTTGTACCGAGGGATTGTCTTTCGGGAGTGGATGATGCAGAGCGCAGGGTCAGGCGACCCAACGTTGCCAATGCTTTACAGGCTGTGGCTGTTAAGCATTGTACGGATGGAATATCCGATGGATGGTCGATTGTTGCTCTCAAATCGTATGAAGCAGGTATCCAGACGTTCACTTCGGAAAGCGTTGACGTTATCTGGCTGGACGAAGAACCGCCGGGCTTCATTATGACACAGTGCCTTGCAAGGCAGGTAGATAATCCGGGCATACTTTATATGACCTTCACGCCAGAGTATGGAATGACACAAGTAGTTGATGCGTTCCTGAATCACTTGCAAGAAGGGCAATGTGTTATTAATGCAACCTGGGCCGATGCGCCGCATTTAACGCCAGAACGAATCAAGCAAATCCTTGCAGCATTGCCGGAGCATGAGCGGGATATGAGGTCTAAGGGTATACCGATATTGGGGTCTGGATTAGTATTTCCGGTGACTGATGAGGAAATCAAATGCCGTCCATTTGAAATACCGCCATGGTATCGGCTGATTGCCGGGCTTGATATAGGCGCATGGAATCACGACACGGCGGTCGCATGGATTGCATACAATGCCGACAATGACACCGTTTACGTGTTCGATGAATATAAGGCGCAAGGCAAGACCCCGCCTATTCATGCAGCGGCAATTAAGGCGCGGGGCGATGATATACTGGTTGTTTATCCGCATGACTGCAATAAGGGAGATAGGCATAGCGGGGAAACCGTTGCAGAAATGTACCGTAAGTTAGGCGTGAACCTACACCATACCCACTGGACTAACCCTCCGCCATTGGGTAAAGAGGAAGGGGAAGGGAATATAAGCGTTGATGCAGGACTGATTGAAATGCTAACCCGGATGGAAACGGGACGCTTCAAGGTATTTGAGACATGCACTAAATGGTTTGAGGAAAAAAGAATGTACCATCGCAAGGACGGGAAAATTGTTCGGGTGAACGATGATTTAATGAGCGCGTCAAGGTACGCAACAATGATGCTGCGACACGCCGGAACAAGAATGAAGGCAAAAGAAAACATCTCCATTGCATGCGTTACCGACTTTGACCCACTGGCTTAAATAAAATTTTACTTGACAAATCAAAGTAATGTGATATATTTGAAAAGAAACGACGGAGTTTGAGAAGGGGGGTGATAGTATTGACATACAAGCGTGGTATTAAATGTGAACGGCATGGTGAGTTTCCTAACGCAGCTATGGTTTGTCCGATATGCGACAAGAACAGCGGAAGGAGTCATCACAATAAGATTGGAATAGAAATAAAGCGTAGAAAGAACATGCCGGCGGCGAGCAGTACATGTAAGAAAAAATGGTCTTTTGGAGATGGAAAGGAAGGTAAAAAATGACACTTGGAATTTCTTTGTGGCAGATAGTGATATTGCTCTTTGGCGGTGCGCCGGACGTGCCGGACGTTGAATCGGAGGAAGAACGACTGGCTGCCGAACGGGAAAAGAAACGGGAGAAGCGCAAAGCAAAGAGAACGGCAGAGGGACAAGCAAGGGTAAGGCGTTCTCAGGGGGCAAGGACTGTACTCACACGTGGCCCTACACTGGGAGAGGAGGCGACACTTGGGGGCTAAGGAAATCGAATCACGGTTTAGAACATTAACCAGTGAGCGTTCTGTGTTCCTCTCAAGCTGGCAAGAAGTGGCCGATTATATAATGCCACGAAAGAACATGATACTTGCAGAACGTGAGCCGGGTTCTAGGGGCAATGTTGTTCTGTATGATTCTACAGCAATACATGCCAACAATCTTCTTGCAAGTAGCTTGCAGGGGGCGTTCAGTACCGGCTGGTTTGATGTGGATTTTGTGGATGAAGAATTAAATGAGACAGAAAGCGCACGTGAATGGCTTGACGAATGCGTTAGGCGTATGTATATTGCTTATGGTCGGTCGAATTTCCAGAGCGAATCGCATGAAACGTTCTTGGACTTAACGGCATTAGGTACTGGCTGTATGCTTTGTGAAGAACGTCCATTAAAGACAAGAGGCTTTAATGGCTTACGTTTCAGGACGTTTGCGATAGACGAATACGTACTTGATGAGGATGGAGAGGGGCTGGCAAATACAGTTATCCGCAAATTCAAATATACTGCAAGGAATGCTGTTAAAGCTTTTGGTAAAAAGGCTGGCAAGAAAGCATTGGACAAGATAATGACAAAGCCGGATGAGGAAATAGAGTATTTCCATGCGACCATGCCAAGCGAGGACTATGACGGGCCGACACCAAAATTGCCATATGTGTCTGTAATTAGTACCGTAGGCGATAATGAATTGGTCAAAATATATGGACAGCACGAATTTCCCTATGTTGTTCCACGATGGATGAAATATTCCAAAGAGAAATACGGGCGCGGGCCTGGCTTTGATGCTTTGCCTGATACAAAAACATTGAACAAGATTAAACAGCATGGGTTAAAAGCTTTATCGAAAGACCTTGACCCGCCAT